CCACTAGCGCCGTGGATAATATTGTTGCAAATTCGGTTGGAACTACCCCAACACTCAATACCTTTTACAGAAAAACCATCACTGTCCACACCTGTGTAGTTTCCAAAAATATGATTTCCAGATAATATATTAAACGCAGTAGATGCTGTTTGTGCTATACCAATGCCTGCGCCGTATCTCCAGTTAGAAATTGTATTGTTATCTATAAATAAATACCCGCCTTGCAATATTGTCCCCGAATTTACAAGCACATTGTTTTGAATCCACCCATACTGATTAGTTTGTGAACCTGTTTCAGTTGTTAAAATACATTCGTTAACACCTTGGGCATCAGGTGTTGTGCGTTCAATGTAACAATCTTGAACCCAAAAATAACGGCAGGAATTAAAACCAATTCCAAGTTTGTTAAATTTGACCACTTTGCAATTTCGTATCGCCACAAAATTACTGTTTAAAAAACCAAATGCAGAAGTGGCTGAAACTGAAGATATATCTGCAAAGTCAATTTGCAAATCTTGCACTGTTACATTGTTTGTTGAAGTGCCTGATACAAAACTTCCCACATTTGTTCCGTTTGAACAAATGATTGTGTTGTTTTGTCCGGCGCCAACAAGTGTAAGGTTGGCAACCAATGATAGCGTTGAACAAAGATAAACACCGGCGGGCAAATACAATACGCCGCCCGTGCTGGCATTTATTGCGGCCTGTAAAGCGGACGTGTCGTTGGTTGCGCCGTCACCAACAACCCCAAAGTCCAAAGCATTGTTAAATTGCTTTCCTTGCTGGATCATTGAAAATGAAGTTTTTGTGAGCGCCATGATTTTCCTTTAGGCTAACGTGATTCAAGAGCATTAATGCGCTCGGTTAGGGATTCAATAGTTACAAGTGCTTTTTGTAAAGATATGACAACCACCGCTAAAACCGAACGGTCATAATAACCCCACGGTTTTGTTGTGGAAATTTCTGCGCCATCGTTTGTTGTTTCAATTGTTGTTTCGGGAACAGGTGCGGCTTCAGGGCCGATGGCAGCATTTACGTTTTGTGCGTAAAAACCCAATTGCCTTTCAGCCCCAAAAATTTGTTTTTTCTCATCGTTGTAGTACCAGTATCCTGGCTTTAATTTCATAAGCATGGAATCGGCGTCAACGGGGACGCCATCTTTAATTTTCCACGTTTCATCAGAAACAGACGAAATTACACCCGCCGCCGAAAATGTTGCCGCACCAGCACCATAAGCACTCATGGTAACAATGCCAGTAGAGGATATGCGCTGGCGCTCTGTAACAGTGCCGCCAGATGTAGATGTAGAGAATGTCAGATAGCCAGAAAAATTTGACGCTGTTGCGTTATCTTTTAACCCTGCTATTGCACAGAATCCATAAGGGTCAAATCCTACTGCGCCGCTTACGCCGCCAAAAGATATTCTTCCACCCTTGTCTGCGCTTATAGCATCTGTCGAAAATATATTTAATTGACTACTGCCAGAAGTTAATCCAGGCGTCCCCCCAGAAATTGTTTGGTCGCCCGTAAACGATTGCGCCGCGTCCGTTCTGGCGGCTGTAAAGTTTGCATCCGGCACTGTCACAGTTCTTGTAGTGCCTGTTGTTGGCCCAGACACTTGCAAAATGCCTGTTGTTGCCGCAGCGCGTAAATTACGAACAGTTAAATCATCAGTTGCTACTTTAACAGTTGCGCCTGATTGAACAATCGGCAAAACTTCTGTCCCAGCTAGAGGTGTAGTTGCGCCAGTTAGCGCGGAGATTTTTTTGTCTGCCATAATTTACCTCGATTAGTTAAACATTACTTCAATTTTTGAAGTAATAGGTGGTGCTTCTGAAAATGTAAGTGTTGTGCTTGCCACAGCATAAGTGTTTTTGTTTTGGTACACACCGTTAATGTACACAAAAGTAAAATTTTCGCCCAACGATGCAGAACTTAACGTAAACGCAATTTGCGATCCTGTGCCCGTAAAGTTTTGAACTTGAAATTCGGACGCGCCGCTCCCCGAAACATTGTCGTAAGTGGCGATAAGAACATCGGCAGACGTATTTAAAGTAAACTTGTACGGGCCTGCCGTTAACCAAATTTCACCGCCTGGCACTCGGCCAGCAGAATCCAAAATAATTGGATTGGTATGGGCGGTGACTCCAGATGAACTGGTATATGTAGCTTTGGGTGTTGTTGTCCCCGCAGCATAAGAGTACAGCTTGCCGCCAGCTAAAGGGACACCGCTATTAGTAAAAAACTGAGCCGCTACGCCGCCCACTGGAGAGAGAAAAACGATAGCCATTTAAATCACTCCAAAAGAATCAAGCCACCGTCTTCTTGGACAAGGTTGTCGCTAGATTCGGTGAGAAGGTTGCTTTGCGCTTGTTCGCTTCCACGGCCACCAAAAAGCGAAATAACACCGCCTAGGCCAAGACCTACTGCATTGCGAAAAGCTACACCGAAGCTCATTGTTTGTTGATGGGTTTGGAATACGCGGTGCCATCAGTGCTGCCAATTCGCAACACGCTGACGCGCCAAGGAGCGCCGGTAGAATTGATTGGCACAACAAACGGGATGGGCGTAAAAGCTGGAATTGGTGTGCTGGCGCTGGTAGCCACGGCCCCAACACCCACTTCAACATAGCAAGGCTGGTCGCACCAGACTACTACGCCTTGTGGGCCAGGGGGCCATGCAGTCGTATTTCCAGCGCTAGCACCGGCAGTTGCAGTGTAGGCGGGGTAATCCGCTTTGCTCATCGGGTTTAGAAGTTCCATGATGTTTCCTTATGCCAAGAATTTCAATTTGTACAAAGTCCGCAGATAAATCTCAACGATATTATCTATCAACTGTTGTAGCGATGAGTCTGATTTATCACAGACATTGTACCGAGCACCTTCAATCTCAGCCAACGAGTCTTCTAAGAACTCAATCACGTTGCTGGTCTTCTTTGCTGAGTGCAGGGTGATCGGGCCGATTAAACCGTGACGGCCTTGGTAGGCTTCGGCAAAATCATCAGCCGCACCAACGATGCGGTCATAGAAAATGTTGAGCGCTTGGTGCTTGCTAAAACTGCGAGTGTTCAAGTGAACGCTGTGCGTCACATCACGGGCTAGAAATAGCAAGCCTAAAAAATCAGCGGGTTTCATTGTGGCATTCCTTCAGGTGGCATCATTTCCATAGGCATGGATTCATCACGCATTTCAGGCATCTGGTTCATCATGCTCTGCGACTCCATCGCCGCAGCAACCACGCCCATCGCAATGTCCTGAATCTGCTGCTCAGTCATGCCAGCTTGCACAGCGGCAATGCGCTTGGTTTCGGCATCGTACACTTTGACTTGGGCTTCAAGGTCTTTGCGCTGCATGTCTTGCATCTCAATGGACTTGCCCACGTTCTGGATCATCTGGTGCATCTGCTCCATCTCTTGGCCCATCGCTTGCATCTGCTGCTGCGCGGCTTGCAGTTCTGGATTGTCCTCGCCGTCTGACATGAGCTTAGGATCAATGGTCTTGGCAAAGCGTTTAGCCATTTCCTGAGCGCCAGGCCAGTCCATGTTCTTGACAAACAGATCGCCGGCTACCGCCCACAGTTGCGGGTTGCCTTGCAACAGTTGGGCCATTGCCTCAAGAGCCTCTTGGCGCTTGGTCGCGTAGCCTGGGCCGGTGGTAGCCACGACATCGTACTTGCCAACGCCAGGGTTGTAGATTTTCTCCATCACAATGCCGCGCTCGTCAACGATCTTGTTGACTGGCTGATCTTGGTCAGGGTTGATCTTGACCATCTTTGTCTCGCCATCTTCACCGATGATGCGAGCAATGCGCTGGGTGTCGTAAATTTTCGGGATCAAGTCCACAAGCTGGCGGGCCACGTGCCGAACGCCACGGGCCAAGTTGTCGCCGTAGTGGTAGGTGCCCACATCGCCCTCGCGCTGACGCGCAAGAATTGCTTTGCCGCTTCTCTCATTGCTGCCCATGCCCAAAGATGCGTTGTATTGGCCGGTTGTGGACTTAATGTCCTCAGAAGCGCCCGCTTTGGCTTGCAGCAGGCCGCTAGAGGCCATCGGTGGCTGTGCCCTAGACGGTAGCGGCAAAACAGCGCCTTGGCCGTCTGTGACGTCTGGGTTGACCTCCAGATACGGCCAGTTGGTCGTATTTGCGGTCTTCCACTTGTCTTCGTAGCCTTCAAACTGCCCGCCGTAGCCAATAAATGGCGCTTTCGGGGCCAAGGCTAGCATTTCAGCTTCTTGCGAAACCCAGTAGTTGTACATGCGCTGGGCATCCTTGGCGTTACGCACCAAGCCCGACACATACAAGCGGCCATCGACTTCAAACTCGTTGCCAACGATGCGAATGACGGGGATGTATTTGCCCGCCCAATCGCGCTTCTCAAGGATTTCGTAGCCGTTGATCTTGCAGTACTTGACCTTTTGGCGGTCAGCCTCGCGGCTGCGCTTGGGCTTGCCGTAGATGGCTTTTAGCTGCTTGTCTTCGGGTGTGCCCTCAAAGGCGGTAATGTTGCCAGGGTACAGGTTCAGCGTAGCGCGGTCGTAGTCGATGTAGTAGTAGTCTGCAACGCGAATCGTGTCTTCGTTGAGCCAGTTGCTGATCGACTGGTCGCCCACGCCTAGCGATTGCAGCGTGGTGATGGGCGCTGCGTCTGGGTACTGGCGCTCGTACTCTGCACGGGTCAGGTCTTCAGTGATGAAGCAATACTTTGCGTCCGCGCCGGTCGGGTCTTGGATCATCGGGTCCATGTAGACCGAGAACGAGTTGCGGATGCGGCCAATCTTGATGTCTTGGTCAAAGGTGTTGTCGTCGCAATACTCGGTGAGCAGGCGCAAGTAGCCTTCGCCGTAGGACACTTGGTTTTCGCAGGCCGTGTCGTAGGCCACATCAGCATCCGAGATGTACTCGATGTGCCGGATCATGCCATTGAAAATGTCGGCGACTTCCACATCGGCGTTGTCGTCCACGGGGATGACTTTGGCGCCTGGGCGGTTTTGCCGCTGGTCGTTTGTCACCTGACGCACATGCTGCGGCAGCTTGTTGATTGTTAGGCAGGGCCGTGCGTTGATCGTCTGCCCTTGCACCGCGCCGCGAGTCGCCAGCACATCGGCAGGCCACTGCCAGTGGTTGTCGGGCGAGCCAGCGTAGAACTTCAGGTCATCGACTTCATCTTCACGCGACTCAGACAGCGCCGAAACAGCCATGTCCAAACGCGAACGTGCCGTTGCCAACACATCCGCATCGCTTTTGTCTTTGGCCGAACCACCAACAGCAACGGCTGCGGCGGCGACTATGCCTGTTGGGTCTGCCATTATTTTTTCTTTTCTGCTTTACGCTTGACCGAGTAAGCAATCGCCACGGCCTGCTTTACAGGCTTGCCAGCAGCCACTTCGGCCTTGACGTTTTTGCGAAAAGCCTCGGGTGTTTTTGACTTGACAAGCGGCATGTTAAGACGCTCCGTGAATGATTGCAAAGTTGATTACAACCGCTTCGGATAAATTTCCACCACTGATGTTTCTCAGTGTAATCGTACAAGTGCCCGCGCTCATGCTGCTAATCCAGCAGTTGTACGCGCCCGATGTAGCACCAGAACTTACGTTCAAAATAATCACATCTTTAACGCTGATCAAACTGTTGGTCAGTGTGAAAGTTACATTGGTCAACGTGTTGAGCGTTGCGCCGTTCGTTGTAATTCGGCCCATGCTTGCATTAAGCGTGACGCCAGTTGACTTGCTTGTCTCTTGAGTTACCGCGCCTTGTCCAGCAAGGGCGTAGCCAATTTCTTCACTGGCATAACAAGTGGTGAACTCTGGGTCTAGGTATGCAACGCCAGTTGCTTTGGTGTTAGACATTATTTTTTCTTTGCAGTTTTAGCCGACTTTATAAAGTCTTGCTTGGTCGGCGCAGCTTTACTGCCAACCTTATTCATTTTTTCGCCAGAACCGGCTTTGATACGAGCCTGTTTTGCGTGAATGTTTGCGTAGAGGCCAGGTTTTGTTGCCATGATCAGCACTTCCATCGTTTAAGGGCTGCTTTAGCGCGTTCGCCGTCTTTGGCGTTGGCCGCTACGGCACCCATTCTTGCACAAAATGAATCCTTGCGGCCTTGATCTGCCTTGGTCTTGGGGTTTGGGGCCGGCGCCTTGAGGTTTGAGCCAGTCGCAGCGTTGTACTTGGCTCTACCCTTCTCGGTCAGGCCAGCGCCCTTAGATACGGGCAGTTTTTCACCGCGTCCGACAGACAAAGAAACAGTTTTTTTCGTTGCCATCTAGCTTCCCATCCAAGATGTGTTGGCCGAAGTGTCTGAATACGTTCGGCGGGTGGTTGTGCGCGCATTGTACTCGCCCCGATGGGCCACGGGAAAGGCAAACGTCACTGCAATAGCGTCCGCAGCGTCTGGCGAGGCTAAACCGCGTGATTTCATGTCTTTTTTCGACTCCAAAAAGATTGTTCCACGTGAATCAGGCTTCATCATAGGCGAAATCAAGTCCGTCTTCAAGAACCTGTCGTTCGGAATACTGGCCGTCTTGAGCCATTCCCGCATGTCGCCCCACATTTGCGCCCTCATGTTGCCGTACATGATCGGGTTTTTGGACTTGTTGCCAAAATTTACGCCCTTGATCTTGTAGCGCTGCTCTTTGAGCCTGTCCACAATGCCCGCCCCCAGCCCGCCCTCGTCAATGACGACCAGCGTGGGCTTGTATTCCTCAATGGCGTCAATCACATACCCCACCACGGTCATGGTGTCGTCGCCTCGGTGCCTGATGATCTTCACGATGTCGCGCCCCTGCCGCACGGCAATGACTGTCGCGTCCGCACCGAACCGCGCCGGATCGACACCGATCACAATGGGCGCGCTCATGTCTTGGTATTTGACCCGCTTCATGGCCTCGTCGACCGTATTGGCGCCGATGAACTGATCATCGCCCGCGCTTGGAAACTGGCCGTACACCTCGACGTGCGCCTGGGCTGAGTCCGGCCCGTACTCGTCGATGATCTGCTGGTAGACCGCCTTGTCTGTTCCTTCGACCGTGCGGGCGTCCACCACCTTGGTGTTCCAAAAGTCGCGCTTGGAGTGGAACGTCTCGTAGAAGTACCCCGTGTTGCGGCGGGGGTTGGAGAACGCAAACCAGAACCTGTTGGGCGTGTTCTCCGTAAAGAAACCTGCAGTCACCGCCCAGATGGCGTCATCAATACCACTGGCCTCGTCGAAGATGACCAGCACGCCGTCCATGTTGTGCACACCCGCAAACGCGTCTGGATTCTCAGCCGACCAGAGCCGGCCCTCAACGCCCCAGTACCTGGTGCCCTTACGCAAATCGCGCTCAACCAACTCGGTCAGCCACTTGGCCGGTTGCAGGCTGGTGGCGCTGACCTCAAACCAGTGGCTGTTCAGCCCCATCGCCAGCCACTTGGTAATCTCGGCCCAGGTCACCTTACGCAGCTGCGACTCGCTGTTGGCCGACACGATGGTTGTTGAGCCGATCCGCGTGGACAGCATCCAGATAACCAGCCATGAGACTAGCGCCGACTTGCCAATACCACGGCCTGACGCGACCGCTTCGCGCAGGGTATCGAAGTCAATCTTGCCGCCGTTTTGCTTGATGTGCGCCGCGATGTCTTGCAACACCTCGCGCTGCCATTTGCGCGGGCCACTGAAATGTTCCAGCGGCGTGCCCTTGACGCCCCACGGGAACAGCAGCATCACGAACGCCAGCGGGTTGTCCTTGATTTGGGGCGACCACAGCCGCGCCATCAACTCTTGTTCGTCTTCAGCGCTGTACTTGGTGGACTGCATCTAGTTGTGGCGTGAGGTATTCACTTGGGTTGTTCTCAATAACGTCCATGACGCGCCGCTCGGCTTCGGCCAGGGCGGCGGTGATCGAGATGCGCTGATCCACGTCGATGGTGATGGCCTGCTTGGCGACCCAACCGTGGACGTGTTGCAGAATCGCCAGACTGGCTTTGGCGTCCCCTTCGGCGGCGGCTTTGTGCAGTTGGCGTGAGGCTTCTATCTCGCCATCAGCCTTGCCCTTTAACGCGGCAACTTCGGCGATCGGGTCAAGCTGGCACAGTTGGCGGTACTCGGTAGGCAACATGCCC